CCAGAAGGCCGGCCTGATGAAGGACCGCGTCGATCGCCTCGCTCAAGCCACAACATCACGAGCCCGGCCTGCCCGCCTGGGCCGCCGCTGCTCCGATAGCGACGCTCCGTAGCGCCGGCCCAGGCCGCCTCGGAAGTCAACCGGCCAATGCCGAGAAACTTGAGTGCTAGTCCAGCAACATCGACCGCCAGAAGGCGAACAAGAGCTTTTTCACTAGCCTTTGATGCCTGCTGCGGAGCAGCGATTTCCATATGGTTCTGACCGCTGCCGACGCCAGCCGATTGCTTTGATCCTTCGAAGATCGGCTAGGCGGCAGCCGGGCTTTCCATTCACGATGTCGTCAAGGATTTCGGGGGCGAGAAACGCTAGCCGAAGTTCGTTCCTGACCACCTTTGAGTTGAGCTTGGCGCTGACCGCGAGTTCAGCCACTGACGCATAGGTGCCGTTTGCAAGTTCTGATACCCAATGCCGTGCTCGCACGATGGCTTGGACCGCCTTCAGGTCTAGTTCTTCCTGGTAATTCGGCGGGTTGGAATTAAAAGACGAGGGTTGAGCGCTGGAAGCTGATGACCATGGCAAACGAATGCGCAAAGCTGCGTCACTGTTGCATTCATCGGTGTGACTCTGTTCCGGTGGTTTCAGCGAGATGAGCAGTTCATTTTGACCGAGCTCGACACGTGACAAGTGCCGATCCAGCAATTGCGCATCCTCGATCGGTTCATCAGTCGGAAAATGATTTCGTACGGCTTGAACGACAGCGTCTTCTATCGCCTGTGCGGCGAGCCGCCCGACCGACCCCACTTCGGCCTTCCGTCCACGCAGCAAGGCTGAGCTGACATAAAAGCGGTACCGGACGCCATTGTTTGTAGAGAAGCTCGGGCTCATGCGGTTAACGCGGTCGTCGTAGAGTTTGCCCATCAGTAGCGCTTCACTAGCGGTGCGGTGAGCCTTTCGGCCAGCGGATTTGGAGCCAAGAAGCTGCTGGACTCGTTCGAAGGTCTTGCGGTCGACGATGGCGGCGTGCTCGCCCGGGAACCATTTGTCCTCGTGACCGGTCTCGCCGACGTAGAGGCGGTTCTTCAGGAAGTGGGCGAGGGGACCGTACGTGAATGGTATGCCGCCGTTGAACTTCTTGACCTTGGTATCCCGTCGCTTGGTGACGATGCCCCTGGCGTCGAGGTCCTCCACCAGTCTTCCGAAACTCTGCAATTCCAGATATCGCTTGAAGATATAGCGGACGGTCTCGGCCTCGTTTTTGTTGATAATGAGCTTCTTTTCCTTTGCGTCATATCCTAACGGCACGGTGCCGCCGGTCCACTTGCCCTTCCGCCTGCTGGCCGCCACCTTGTCGCGGACCCGCTCGGAGGACAGCTCGCGCTCGAACTGGGCAAAGGACAACAGGACGTTCAGGGTCAGCCGCCCCATCGAGGTCGTGGTGTTGAACTGCTGGGTGACAGCGACGAACGAAATCGATTTGGCATCGAACGCCTCGACCAGCTTGGCGAAGTCGGCGAGCGACCTTGTCAGCCGGTCGATTTTGTAGACCACGATGACGTCGATCCGGCTGGCGTCAATATCCTTCAACAGTTGCTGGAGGGCAGGGCGGTCGAGATTGCCGCCGGAATAGGCGGGGTCGTCGTAATGCTGGGGAAGGGCCCGCCATCCCTGCGAGGCCTGACTCTTTATATAGGCCTCACAAGCTTCGCGCTGGGCATCGAGCGAGTTGAACTCCAGTTCTAGGCCGTGCTCGGTCGACTTGCGGGTGTAGATGGCGCAGCGGACCGGTTTGATCGCATTAATGGCCATGACGACCACCGCTCGCAGCGGGTTTGCCAGGACCGCCAGCGTTCCCCTTCCGATAATCGCTTCCGCCAACCTTCTGACTCGAACGGGCTGATGCGGCCTCGGCTTTTCGCTTTGCGCCATCGGATAGGTCAGGAGCCGCGGGCTCGTCGCTCTCTTGCGTCTTGGACCGCAGGCCGAAGAACCGCGGCCCATTCCACCGGGTACCAGTGATTAGGACCGCGATTTCAGAGAGATTACTGTAGGTCTTTCCGTCATAAGCAAAGCCCTCCGCCAGCACCATGACGCGGTGGCTCTTGCCTTTCCACTCCCGGACAAGGACTGAGCCCGGCTTGATCCGGCGTGGCAGCACGATATCGCGGTTCGGCTTCGCAGCACATGCCTTCATCATCTGATCGAGCAGGCGCTGCGCCAGACGCGAGAGGCCGCCATAGGCATTCTCCTGAATCCGATGCGCGATGCTGCGTCGAAGCAGGTCCGGACCGAACGCTTTCGGCGGTTCGGTCCGAAACACTTCCTGGTATCTGACGCGCAGCTGGGCAATCGGCATCGTCGCCAGCCGATCCAACTCGTCTTCGACGCATGGATCGGTGAGTTGAGCGAGCGCTGTCCGTTCCATGACCATCACCGGGCCGTGCCCGATTTGGCGATCCGATAGATCCTTCGACCGTCTACCCTCTCGGAGACGAGATTGAGGTCGAGCTTCTTCTTAACTACGCCGGCAAAGAAACCGCGCACCGAATGTTGCTGCCAGTCGGTCGCCTTCATTATCGCGGCGATCGTGGTGCCCTTCGGTTCGTTCAGCATCTTCAGCACCGCGGACTGCTTCGATGACGAAGACGCAGGTGATTTCGGTGATGCCGCTTGTGAGGCGGCGGCTTTAATTGCAGCGGTGGACTTCGATCGAGCCGGGACGGCGCTCTTGGCGTGGCGTTTTGCCGTGCGAGACGATTTGCGTTTGGTCTTTGCGGGTTTTGATTTCGATTTGCTGGTAGCCATCTGGCTCTCCTTGGGTTCAACGACAGCATCATGTGCTGGCACTGACACAGCCCCGCCTATCGGGGCGGGGCGAGAGGAGAGAGTGGAAACCGGTCGCTATTAGCGGGACAGTCGATTCAGCAGCGACGCCTCGTCATGGCAGGCGATCGGCCTCGTAGATCAGTTGCTCGATATCCATCGAAACCGATACCCCTGCGTCGGCGCAGGCTTCAGCGGCCTTGGCGATGCGTGGGGCTTCGTTCGGTTTGGAGTGAATTTCACTAAGCAAGATCTTTGATCGCGGGCTCGATCGTGGCGCGGTCCATGGCAGATACCTCTATTTAAGATGCCACCACACGCGCTCCGTTTGCATGGGAAGTCGAGCAGATCTTGAGCAATCTTGTGGCGTTGTTCGCCTACCGACGAGCATCTTGTGATCGGGGCGCAAAAAAGGGGGCTGGGGGAGTCGCTGCAAAATGCGTCCCGAAAGCCCGCAATCTGAGAGGCAATGGCGGATTCCCACCCGCTACGAGCCTGTCATACCCAGCGAAAGCTTGAGTCAAAACGTGACGGCTCATACGCCAGCGCTTGGCTGATGCTGTCAACCTGGTCGTCGGTCCGTGCCTGCGGGAAGGCGAGCAATTCAGCTTCGAGCTCCGCCAGAAATGGCGCCCCTCTGGGGAAGTGCACGCGGCCTGCCGCGAACTTGGCTTGCTGGACATAGAGTCGGCCGATCTTGTCTCGGCCGACTGGAATGGGATTGATGTAGTAGCTGTGGGTTTGGTTAATCTCTTGGGCGAGCGCGATGCCAGTGGATGCTTCTTCGATCAAGATCTCATCCGGGCTGAAACGCTCCGCTAGCGCCACGGCCGTGTCCCTGAGCTGCGGATATTCATAGCGGCCGCGGGTCAGATCGAGCAGATAGAATTGCTCGTCGACGACCAGCCAGGTTGTGCAGACGGACCAGTCATTCTGGGCGCCATCCTTGGCGGCAGTGTCCCAGCTCTGGATCACCTTGGCATAGTAGGTACGCTCAGGAGCCCCGTCGTAATACCGCAACCAAACCCTTTTGATCATGGCGCCGCCGGGCGGAACGGGCGATTGCTGATACTGCGCCGCGAATACATCCGGTCCCATTGTTTGCTGTTGCTTGCGGATCGTATCTAGCGACTCCAGGGCTGGATGGAGTGCTTCGCCAACTTGTCGATGATGGAATTTACCATTGCCAATCGGGATGGTTTCCTCGACCTCGGCGATCGCCGGCAGACTCAAAACTTCCCAGTCGTCAGAGGAGTTCGATAAAAACCCCGAGAGGTCGTCCATATGTACGCGTTGCATGACGACGATGATCGCGCCGGTTTCCTTGTTATCAAGCCGTGACATCAGGGTGTTGGAAAACCATTGGTTGAGGCTATTGCGGCGTGGCTCCGATTGCGCGTCCACAGGCTTTTGCGGATCGTCGATGATAAACAGATCGCCGCCGAGACCAGTGAGCGGCCCCGATACAGATGTCGACTTGCGGAAACCACCTTGGGTCGTGTTCAATTCGCCGTCGACACTTCGCCGTATCCTCATTTTCCGAAAAGCCCGCTTGAACCAGGGCGCGTGCACGATGGAGCGGAAATCACTGGCGTGCTTGGCGGAAAGGTCATCGCCATAGCTAATCGCAAAAATGCGGCGCCAGGGCTCATGTCCCAACAGAAATGCCGTAAAGGCGACGGTGACGGTTAGCGACTTGAGGTAGCGCGGCGGCATATTGATGATCAGACGGGTGATTTCGCCGCGGCGGACTCGGTCAAGTTGGTAGGCGATCGCTTTTATGTGCCAATTCGGAAGAAATGGTGTGCCGGGATTGAGATACAGAAAGCACATTTGAAGAAAGCGTTCGAAATTGGTGCGCAGAATGTAATCGACCGCCTGTTGAGCTTTTTTCCCATCTTGTTTCATGGCTAATCATCCTTCTTTGGAGTCAATTGAAAGTTCCTTCAGGTAAGTCTCCAGCACAGTTTTTTCGTCTTCACTGAGACCGGTCTCGTCAGGTTCGTTGGCGGTCAGATTGCGGTTGAGGAGGAAGGCCGCACTCCTGGTGTTTCCCTTCAAGGAGTCTTCGGCGATCCGACGCAGGATTGCCTCGAGGATCGTGATCTTTCGCGTCTTACCGCGGTGGTTGAGATCGATCTTCTGTTGGAGCAATTCATGCAGAATGGTCGCCTCGCTCTTGGCGCCTTTGAGCCGACCTTTTGGATTTCCGCTTTGGCCCGGTTTGAATTGGTTGGCCCGGGGCGGTTTGCCGTAACCGACGTCGTTGTCGTCGGAGGTGGGCCGGGCACGCGTTTTGGTTGGGTGTTTAGGCTTCCTGGATTTGGTCACTTCGCCCTCCCACGTTTCGTCGGGGAGCGGGCGGCGGCCACTTCATCAAACGTCTGGCCCGTCGCCTTTAGAATTGCGTCTCGCCTGGTAAAATCTTGCCAACGCCGGATCGCGGCATCGACGTAGAGCGGATCGATTTCAAGCCCGTAGCCGCGCCGCCCAACGCGTTCAGCCGAAAGGATCGTCGTTCCCGATCCCATGAATGGATCGAGAATGATGTCGCCGCGTTGCGAACAATCGCGTATCGCATCCGCGACCAGCGCGATCGGCTTCACGGTCGGGTGGATCGA